GTTGTATTTTTACGGAAAAGTTGCAACTGCACATTTTTTAAAATCCGTTCTTCGGACAGCTTTATAAAGTCGTCCATGTGCGTCACGAATGTGGTTTCCGTATTTTCCGTATAATCCTCTATGGCGGTTTTTAAACTGGAATAAGTAAAACTCATGAGGTTGTCACCGTAACGTCCCCAACCTGACCCACAGACATGATTGGCTTAAAATCAGTTATCTCAGGAATGATCGTATCCACATAAACCACCATCGGTTCAATTCGATCTGGACGGGGGTTTTTCAAAGCCTGTGGATCTACTACTTTGTGTCTTGGATCTAACTGGGGTTGTTTTTGTTCCCATTCGTCATATCCAACAAGGGCTCCTGTCCACTCCTTCTTCATACGCCTGAGTAAATAGGCAAATCCAGATCGATCTGAAATCCCCAACGCACGTTTTCCAACTGCATAACGAGACATCAGTTAAATCTCGCGTACTCTAGACTAGGCACGACATTAAAGGAGGCTCTGTCACGATCTTCTGTCATAGCCCGTTCCATCTCTTCTTCATACAACGGCTTTAAAACTTGAATACGATCAGGTGCTCGTTTTAAAGCAATATAATAAGCCAACCCTGCTGCTAAAGCGGGATAAAACCGAAAAGGTACGCCAAGCGTATTTGTAAAATCATCTCCATCATCTATTCGATAAAGGCGATCAAAAATAAGAATATCCGTGCTGTTTTCAGGAGCGGGCCAGATTTTTAAATTAGGCGTTATTTGCCTATCTAAGAAAAACTGAGAAGGACGGCCTGTTTCCGTTTTATTGGGAATCGTAATATAACCGTCTCGACTTAAACGGGCTGCGGCATAACTATTGTCGTCTCGTTTAACCACTAACGATAAAATATCTATAGTGGCCTGAACATCCGTTAAATCAACCGCAGCGGAAAGTGTAGTGGTGGCTGCGCTGGTTCCGCCCGTAAGGGTTTCTCCACTGGTAAAGGTACCTGTGGGAATAGTGATCGCCATTGAAGTAGCGGACGGAAGGTTCGTAACAGAGGCTGTAGCTGCGCTGGTTCCACCAGTAATCGTCTCAGACACACTAAAACTAGAGCTATCCCCCACTGTCATGGTTAAGGTTCCCCCCGGATACTCCGTAATATCCGCAGCAACCGTTATCGAGGACTGTTTAATGGTCCATTGATTTAAACCACGGTTAGCCCAATCCGCTAAAAGCAAATTCATGGAACGCTTCGCAGTTTTTAAATCGTAGCCTGTACGAATCTCAAGACCGCATCGTTCAAAAGCCTCCTCAATATAATCACTTACATCGAGTTCGAAATTTGTGGAACCTGAAGTAGCCATTATCTCTTTCTAATGCCTCTTTTTTTCACGCCACCGCCCCCACGCATCTGCTTTGGCATTTTTTGGGGCTGCTGCATCTTTGGCATCCCTTGGGGCTGCTGCATCTTTGGCAATGGCTGCTCCTTCCGGAGAGTTTCAAGCTCCTCCCCCATAGCAAGTCGTTTACGTGGGGATACAAAATTAGGATCTATCATCCTTTAACCTCCTATACATCTCGATTCGTTTTTCATAGATACTATGATTTCCAGTATACCTGTCGTAATAACCCAGAGCAGCCAATTTTTGAGAAGCCTCCTGTAACTTACTCAAACGCTGAACAAAAATCATCGCATATAAAGTGTCTACCTGTTGGTCAAAAGTACCATCGTCAATGAGTTCATTGGGCTCGTCTTCAGGATGGAACCCCATTACCCAAATATCCTTATCTATAAAGCCACCTTCCGCTATATCCTCATTCACCTGTTCGAGTTTTTGATGAAAAGATTTCGAATGGGGATAAAATAAATCCACCAAAAGGACAACATCCTGCGTGTCCTCAAATTGAGAAATTACATCGTAAAGGGGCTGATAAGAAGCGGAAGACTTAAAAACAATAGAGACTCTATTGTCTTCCCATGCTTTCTGGGCATAGGGGCACGGTGAAAAGCCATTAAAATGTGGGCTTTTCTCTTCTAAGGCATATGCCGACCAATCACGAATTTCGTTGCATATGTCTTTTTCAAGTCCGATATAGGCTTCATTCATTTAAGCATTGCAGCTACAACGGGCCATATTCCAGTCTGTTGAGTCAGCAATATCACTACGCCACCAAGCAAAAACCACTTTATCTGAAACAAGGTACGTTTTATGTCTTTAACGTCTGGCTCCAGTTGGTTTACTTTATCCAATATGTAATGTTGCTGTGTAGCGTAATGATAAAACTGCGTCCGCATTTCCTCCAGGTCTTTAGGAATTTTCGCAGGTTCGTCTTGCATGTGCATAAAAGCTCATTCAGTAATTCTTACAGATCCGTATATTCCTTAATACAGGTAATGGTTAAAGTATAAGTTTCACCGCTTCCTGCCCCCACTGTGGTTAATAGCACATCTCCATTTTTTCCAGAACCGGAATAATTTGGAAGACCGCTAAATGCGGAAAAATCAAAAGAATCACTATAATTGGCGGGAAGTTCAATGGCTAAGCGATTAGCTGTAGCATCCCAAAGCAGTTGGACACCCATGCCAACAGTGGAAAAAGAAAGGCTTTCAATACGAACACCTGTGCAAGTGTCTCCGTCTGCACTGGTGCTTAAAGAACTTACGTCTATCTTCGTGACAGCCGATTCGCCCGTACTGTCACTAATATTAGTGAGATAGAACACTGCTTTACGAGGACCATCAATAATGGTCGATACATTTACTGAATCTGCCATTTGATACTCCTTTATGCGTCAGCAAACGGAGTAACCACTGTACCGGAAGCAAGCACTGTCCCACTAACCACGTATTTTGCACTAGCCGCCGCATAACAAGTGACCACTGAGCCAACAATACCGCCCTTGGTGGAACCATTCATCGTGATGACATCATTAGATCCGCCAGACATAAAGGTCTTGCCCGCCGCATCACTCTTACCAAGATAAAGTCCACCGACAAACTTGTCTGTTCCATCGGTCAAAATATCCATATCCGTAGCTGCGGTAATCACTAAGAAAGTGAAGGTTGCGCCAAGGTTGTTAAGCTGAGTGGAATCTGTCGGATCGCCGGGAGTTGTAACGTCAATAGAAGGCAACGTGAATTTGCCATCGGCGTCATTAGTCAGTAATAGTCTTCCTGCGTGAGAAGCAACGGTCAGCGTCGTATCCGCCGTTAGGCTAACAACACCCGTGGAACCCGCATTAATGAAGCCTGCCAAAGATCGAACTGGACCTGAAAAAGTAGTTTTCGCCACTTTATTACCCCCTTACCAAAGGTTTTGCCCTAGAGTCTTGGTAAGCGTCTGCTGGGACAGTCGCTAGGGCTAATTTTCCCAGAAAAGCAGAGGGGCGACAGAAGCCACCCCTCCATTCCTTCAGAACGAAAAATTACGCTCCGGGTGTACCAAAAACACCACGCCAGTCAGAAACACCAAAGCTGTAACGCTCCCGTGCCTTAAAACGCATGTTTCCAGTATCAAAATCACCCTCCATCGCGGTACGGATCGGCGTACGTTGAAACAGCTTAAAGCCGTTTGGCGCATCCGTTTTAATGAAAAACGCATCCGTATCAGTCAGGAAATGATTGACAGTAGCTCCTTCGGGCAACATCCCCATTGCTTTCATGGCGTTAATGTCATTATCCGCCGTTCCTGCACGTAGGGTTGAATTAAGCACCCGCTCGGCTATGAATTGCAGTTCCTTTGGAATGAGCAATTTCATTCCACGAACCGCAACCTTCAAGCCACGCTCATCAGTCAGTCCGGCAATATCGATCAGCATCTGCTCAAGAGAAGTTTCGTTGAGATCTGCTGCGGTAGACAGCAGATTACGCTGATTACCGGTAAGCGACGGATGTGAAGACGAGCAAAGAGCCGCGCCATCCCCGATGGGATAAGAAGTGCTAAAAGCATTGTTCAAAACCGCAGCAGCTTTAACCTGCTTCGTTTGTGACATTGAACGTGCTAAAGCGCGTGTATACCGAGAAGCCAAACGATCATACAGGTTATCTTCGATAGCCTCTTCCGTAATGCTAAAGGCAAGAGCAATCGTTTCCATCGTATAACGGGCAGTGTAAGTTTCCTGCGCGTCATCGAAAGTAATTGCACTACCTTCACCTTTTACCGGAGCCGTTCCGAAACCGGCAAGCATCACTTCCTCTTCAAATGCACGATCTGAAGATTCTTCTTCGTAGATTGCTGTATGTTCTTTGTCGTAACGGTCGTATTCAAGCCCGAACAAGGCATTAAGGCCGGGTTCAAGCTCTTTCGCGAGTTGTGCGCGAGAAATAGCCATATCAAACCCTCCTAAACGCCGGTTGTCGAAGGTGTCCCAGCAGCAATACTACCTTCCGGTGAGTTAAAGCTGTTGTTCAACCTTACGATGGCCTTGATGCCCGCCGCAGTAAAATCTGCATCAGAATCATCTTCTACCCAACCCATAATTCTCAGATGCAATGAGTTGGTAGTTGCAATGGTGCTGATTGCAAGTGCTGCGGAGGAACGACCTGTTTTAGTGGAGCCACTGGTGCCACTGCTAAAATTTGCATTAGCAAAGACAGCCGCTCTTGCTGTGGCTTTACTTGTCCACGACGCATCCGTCCCAATTATGAATAACTGGTTTGGATCATCGGCGACAAAAGCCTTTACAGGAAAGTTGCTGTCCGCCCCGGAACCGGGCCAATAATTTGACCAAATGGTTTTCGAGGTAGTGCTGGATACATATTCACACCCTACGAAAGCGCCTACCAAACTAACCGATCCACCAGCCGCAGCGCCTACCAGTGAAATATATCCCGTAGAAAGGGGGATAACTGGAGAGCCGTGGTAGATGGCGGTTGTGTTGCCATTTGCAATTTCATACGGAGTGTAGCCTGTAATGCCAGTGGAGTTAGTGCCTTGACCTAATTTAGCAATGGGTTGTAACCCCATTGCAGAATAAGTATTAGCCATTGGTTCTTACTCCCAAATGGAGCAGTTCACGATTTTCGTGGACCGCCAAAAGTTACACGAGTCTGACGATTTGGTCTATCAATCGTCATTGTTGAATGAGCATTCTCGCGCATCATGTCGTGATCGACTGCGTCCATCAAATCTTGGCTTTTACTAGCAAAATAATCAGTACGTTCCTTCACTGTTTCCAGTGGAATCCGCGCCAGAATCAATCCGCCAACGCCAAACACACCTTCATATCGACCTGACTCCATAACCGGAGCTTCAAAATCAGGATACTCATCTTTTCTAACAAACTCATAGCCTTCGCGAAGACGTGCTGAAATGTTTTGACGATCATCAAAACCACGTACTTCCGCTCTTAGCCAACGATGTTTATATCCTTCTGGTGCAGGTGGTGCATCCAACATGGTGGGAGGAACCCACGGCTTACGCTGCGCCGTTTCTTCCCTCGTCTTTTTTGCGCGAGGAGAACGATCAATGCCTTCGAAGCGGTCTGTTTCTACTTCTTTGGTCATTTTCCTACTCCTTCACGTATTTCGCGTATTCTTCAAGCGGCACACCCAATTTTTTAGCAATAGTTACTTGGCTAGGGGTGAGTCTAACCTTTTTCTTTCCGCGCCCGGACGAAGAAGAACGAGATACTCCAGCAACTGTCTGGGCGGCGCGTTTGCTGGTCCCATTAAATTTTTGCGGAAACTCTTTATGTAACCGCTCATCGAGTTCACTATAGTATTCCTCGCTCTGAGGGTCAAATCCCTCACTTTCCACCATTTTTTTATGGATCCCAAAGGCCGCGAAGGTCATAGCCTCATCCTGTCCAAACCACTCATTACGAGCGGCCCATCTTTCCGCTTTTGGATCAGGGATGGGGGGAGCAACTTGAGGTTGCGCCGGTTGGCTTAAGGCTTGTGCCTGTTGCGTATACGCAGCCTGTTGCTGGGCCAAAAGCTGGTCCTGCTGTATCTTGGCCTGTTCATAGCGATCCTGGGCTACAGCCAATTGAGTCATGGCTTTTTGTGCAGCTACCGTGGCATCCACATCCCCCAATTCCACCGCTTTCTTTAATTCATTTTCGGCTTGTTGCTGCTCGGCATTAATTCGGTTGCCATATTCCGACACATAGCCTTGGTCCAATTGCTGCATTCGCGCCTTAAGGCCTTCCGATTCATGTTGGACGTTTTGAGCATATTTAATGGCTTCTTCTCGTTGTCTTTCAGCTTCCCGCATTTTTTTCGTTAAACGATCAATGCGTTTTTGAACCGTGGTCCCATACTCTTCTTGTTCAGTTTTCCCTTCAACTTCAATAACTTGCTCTTCAGCTTCAGGAGAAACTTCAGGAGAAATTTCTACTTCTGTGGCTTCTTCATCAAATTCCAAGGGAACCTGCCCATTGTCAGCTTCGTGTGCCTTTTGCTGTGTTTCTGCCATAACTGCTCTCTTTTAGAAATTAAAAATGTCGTCTGGGTCAAGAATAGTGGCTAAAACCTCATCATCATTGATGATTCGAACCTCGCCACCTTCTATTCGAAGCCTGGACCCCGCGTACCTAGCAATAACAATCCAGTCTTTTTCCTTGCACCAAGCCCCATCGGGATATTTCTCTTTATCCTTATAGGCCAAAGAACCCTGTTTTAAGACATAGGCAACAACCGTTTGTATTTGACCCTCTTCAATGGTTTTGTCCGGTAGGTGAATACCTCCGTCCGTCGTACCTTTTCCACGATATGGGAGAATAAGCATTCTCCAACCCGTAGGGCTTGGCATCCTTTCCAAAAGGGTATGATCAAGAAGGGTGGGGTCCAGTACGCGGATATCTTCCTTGACGTACAGGTTGTCTACATTCTGAGCAGCTTCAGTCATCCATTTGCTCCTGTTTTTCTAGCAGGCCCGAGAGTTCCTGTAAAACGTAATTTAGGGCGTTTAGTTCACCCATGAGTTCCCTATATTGTTCTATAGATTTTATACCATTATTTTCTAAAACATCCAGAACAATCGTCTTTCGTTCCCTAATCGTCCGTTGTATAAACTGAACAATATCAAATGAATCCATTCCTTTAAGCCTCCTTTTTTACCCCTAAAGACATATTAGCGGAAAAGGACCGACGCTCACCTTCACCATAGAAGGGATACGCTGCGTGAAATAGATAGGAAGGGAAAATATAAAGATCGCCTATTTCAGGCTTGAGACATAAGTTACCTGCACAACATACCAGCGAAGTCCCATAAATAAAGTCCAAATACCCTTCGGTAACGGTTTTATTGACGTTCTTGCTATTGGTATCAGAGATGGTGTCTGGAACCTTTAGGTACAGTACGCAGGAATAACTCCCGCTTGTATGCATATGCGTAGGGTTATAGTCGTTCTCAAATGCGCGAACAAACCAACTTTTATGAACAACTAAACTTTCAGGAACTTCTGTCTGCTCTTCCTTACGCTCATTAATAAAGTGTTCATACAAGCCTTTTGTAAGTATGAATAGCATATTTCCAAAATCGGGCACCTTCTCAAGATTGAAAGACCACTCTTCCTGAACGTGCCCCACTAAGTCTTTGGAAATATCCAACTCCTCCCGATTCTCTGTTTCCAAAATCTCTTCACAATATGAATTAAGCGTATCCAATATGTTTGGAGGAACGGTTGCTTTCAAAATGCGCGGACCAAACGGTGTTAATACCTGTGCCTCGATTTGATGTTCTTCCATTTATTCTTCACACATCATTTCGTACGATTTTTTCTGCGTCTTATCCAACCGATTTAACCAACCCCTTCCAAAGGTAGCAAAAGTGGATAAACGTCTGTAAAACATTTCCCTTTCCTTTGCATATCTATGGATCAGATAACCGGGACCACGATCATCAATTGCCTTTAACGTAATCGGACCAATAGCGCCGTCCTGCGCGACATTTATTATCTTCTGTAGGGTTTTAACAGCCCTTGACGGACCAGAGTTCACGGCCCAGTCAAAAACACTGAAATCCAAGCCTTCTGGTAATTCTTCTCCGCACACCTTGTCCCAGTAACTTTCCTTATAAATCTCTTTGGCATGTTCGAGCGGCATTTTCCTCATGTCTTCTTCCGTTACAGGACGACCTAAATGGTTTTCATAAGCAACCTGTGTAACACCCATGTTGGTACGGCCACCGGGATCTTCAGGATGATCTACATAACCCCCTTCATGTTTCAAAACCTGTTCCAAGCATCTGTCAAAATTGCCCTTCACTTATTTAGTAAGCCCTTTCATTTTTTCAAACGTGCGAAGTCCACCAAGGCCCAGCATCCCCATCAAAACCGTCATCAGACTGTTCATGTCAAAAACCGGAAGCTCCGGCACTTCTGCACCGGACCATGCAATAAAAAATATAGTGACCGGCACACCAACAAAATGCCACGCCAAAGCAACACCACAAACCCAACCAAT